ACGTAACCTTTTTTAGAGGCTGTTTCTTTGTTAAGAGCCTTTACTATTCCTGCAACTATTTGTTTTTCACTTGCTACTACTAATTCTTTACTCATGTTATAATTTCCACGTTGATTAAATTCAATAAACCCCATTGCATCTTGCGGATCGTTGGGGTTTTTCTTTGTCCTGATTTCTCTGGGCGGTATTCGGCTATATGTGACCGTATGTGATAGGACACATGTTGTTAGTTGTTAGGTGCTGATTGACACCGGCCTAGTCCAAACTCGCAAATTTACACTCGACACTTTTGCTGGTATGTTTCAGCCGGGTAGCGCCCAAACCCTTTATCATCCTTGAGGTACATCACTTTGGCGGTGTTTGTCGACTATCTCTAGTCACGGTCGGCCTATCCCCGTTGCGATTTTGCTATCTACCAAATATGTTCCGAATTAACCTCTGGTAAGGGCTAAACTAAAGTGTCGGTGTCTTAATTCTTACTATTCCTCATTGCAATACACTGATGAATACGATTTCTTTCGCAGTGATCTATGTCGGTCAAGGCAGCTCTTAACTCAAAGCCACGCCCGAAAGTATTCCTTTGTGGAGGTCTTGGACGCAAAGTCAAACTTGCCGCCCTCTTATCCCCTGCAATGTTTCTTTTTTGACTCATAAATACCGCTAGACTAGATTTCTAAAAATACAAATAATGAAACGTAGATTATTTCCTACACCCCTCTACATTAGGGGCTTCTAATCAAACCGCTTATTAGGTATTCTGGGTACAACGTTTTCATCAAGCCACTCGGTGTAATCATGTTCCTTAGCCCAATCCTCGATGATCATGTACATCAAAGTTGCCTTTGTACGCCTGTCGTTCTTTGCGATAACTGTTATAAATTTGTCGAGTGGTTCGTCAAGCCTGACCGATGTGGTGATGTCTCTAGCCATGAGTTATTTACCAAAAATGTCGGGTCGGATTTCTTTAGCAAGTTTTTGTATTGCTACTGTACGGATATATGAAGTTTCTTGATGCACACCACGCCTCAATCTATTAATCGTTGGCTGTGGAATATCGACAATAGCGCTGATCTCATTTTCAGTAAGACCACTATCTCTAATTTCATTTAAGGCGTTTTGTATGTTCATGGCCCCTATCATATACGAAAGCGTATATTTGTCAAACGCAAACGTATTCGACTTAGAAAATAATCGGCCTTATATTGGGCTGATGAGCGCATTGCGGAAAAATTTAAAGCAAGAAATGGATTCCAGAGGTTGGAACGCCACCGTTTTGTCTGAAAAGTCAGGCGTACCACAACCAACAATACAAAGATTTCTATCGGGTACGCATGGCGACCCTAGAAGTAGAACTATACAAAAACTTGCTAAAGGTCTAGGTACAACTGAAGCGGCATTAAGAGGGTTTGAAGAAACTAATATTCCAGTTCCACTATATGAGAATATTGAAAAACTAAATGCAGAAAACAAAAAGCTAATAGAGCAAATGGTTAATACGCTTGTCCTCGCTCAACCACAATTATCGCAAAATAAAGAAAATAAACCCTTGACACCCCGACCGGAAAATGTGGGGGGGGGGGGGGTGAACCTGCCTGATCCTCTAGCCTCGTACCGAAGGCGGCAGGGAGACAAACCAGCCGATAAAGAATTTATTGAAGCAATGCAGCACGACTACGAAGATTCAAAATAAGCGGTTTTACAGATGGCAACTGGCAACACACCTATCTGAATGTAATAAACACCCCGCAGAATGATAAGAAGAAATAAGTTATACTGATAAGAGATGAAACGAGGACGCTATGACAACCATTACATTTGATACACAAGAAGCGGTTATAAAACTAAAAGCTGTGGGCGTATCCCAAGAACACGCTGATGCTTTCGTTCGTGCTATTGTTGACTCACAAGATAATTTGGTTACTAAAGATGTGCTTGAAATATCTTTATTACCTGTCAAAACTGATTTAGCAGTATTAAAAGCTGACTCTATAACGCTTAAATGGTTGATGGGTATCTTGATTGCTGGCGTTATGTCTTTAGTCATCAAAACTTTTTTCGCATAAAAATAATAAGTTATACTTAGATAAGAGCTGATTAACAGCCGTAGCTTTGGAGATTAAAAATGAATAAAGACTTTATACGTGGATTTTGGCAAGGCCTTTCTGGCTCAGTATTATGGGAAGCTCCAGAATTTCCAAAGACTAAACTGCTGCAAATTGCAATCGACAAAAGAACAGATACTGAAAAATTACAGGGCGATTGGAAAAAAATAGGAGGAGACTTTAATGTCGCAATTAACAGATTCCAACGGAATAGTGGACGATAACAACGATAATAGCGCAATTATTGCATCTCAATGGCAAGGCCCACTCCCTCCTCCATCAGTATTAAAAGATTTTGATTTAATTATGATATTAATAATAGTATTTCCTTAATTATTAGATTCATTTTAAACCCTTAAACGTAAAGTATTTTGAAATTTATTGTAAACCTTTTGCCCCTTAAACGTAAACAATTAGTTAAAATGTTACTAAATTTATATTTTTTATTGCCTATCGAAAAATAAATCCCGCGCTTATATCCGATCATGCAGTCTTAATATTTTGTATAACACCGGCTTATCATCAACAGTCTCAACTCTTACATCGACCAAGTACATGCCTGTTAATGGGTTATCGTCGTCCATTAACATCGCCTGGTGAACATCCTCATTAGCAAATACCGCTTTGACGGGCAAATGATAAATACTCTCTACCTTGGCACGATTGCCTGTATCTGGGTGATTACGTGTTTGTTGAAATGTTAATACTACTTGCTCATGCAAACCAACGATAGGTTCTTTTAATAGATCTCTTTCCCTAGAAGCCGCATTCTGAAGCGCATTAGCTTCTTGATAATTAATAGTAACTGTACCGCTGCCACTATTGGTGATGTGCCATGTTGCGCCTATGTCTTTAGCTACCGGATTTAAAAAGGCATCAAGACGATCCAGTTGTTTTTTATCAAAAACAGGCTTATCAACTTTCTTACCTAATAAATAATCAGTTAGCCATTTAAAGTTGCCAATAAATGCAGTTACAGCTTCAGCCTGATCTATAAATATGGATGCTTGATCTGATATTGCTTTTAACTCTGCAATAAGACTGCCCTGCTCAACTTTATGCAAAAAAAGTTTTGATCCTGGTACGCCCTTATTTGATCGCTCTGAAAATGCCTGAAACTCTATCCCCATTGCTGCTAACGATGATGAAATATCAAGCAATTCAACTGGCTTTTCGTAATGTAATGTAATTTTAATCGTGTCTGACATAGTAAAACCTCCTTATAAAGTATAACTGATCTGTTTTCTACATGTTCTTGAAAATAAATCCCGTCATTAATCAATCACTTGTGGTTTTAGGTGTTATTTTGTTTGAAAAATATACGAATTCGTTTGCATTAATTTATACGCTAACGTATATTATTATCCAACTAAACGGAAAATCCCCGTAGAAGGATTGCAAGGCCGCCTGATAGCGATAGACCTTAGCAGCAACGCTCTTTGTACAAATAGCATTTTAACGAGTGCTATTTATACAACGTCCTCATGTTGTGACTCCTACCTGCTCCGTAGCGATACGGGGCTTTTTTGAGGAAAGTTTCTTGGGTAAGCGGTTGTCGGTGATTGGCTTTACAAAAACCGAGAATACAGGCTGGAACCTTTTGTATTTCAGATTTTACTCTGGGGCTGTATTTACGGTACTTCAACAAATTTTCTCAGGACGAGTTGTTGTACTGCTGGATAACGTAACCAGCATTTATTCACATGATTATTGAGTTAGCAACGCGGCCTAACAATTCTAGAAAGGTTCCCGCTTACAAAAGGAACGTGAGTAGCACTCACTGAACGCCCGAAACAGTAATCAGCTGAATGAATACAGATTAAGCAACTCAACACATTTCACTTGTGTGGCAATGCTCAAATCGGTGTGAAGCCGAAACAATAATAATTACAGGGGATACAAAAATGTCAAACAAATCAAAATTCATAGGGTGGTTAGTCGCCTTTATATTAGGACTAGGCGCTAATCAGGTCTACTCCTCCACGTCAGGTCGTTATGTAGAGATCCTACCTACTAAGTCCGGTACGTTCGTCGTGCAGAAGGGAAGAATCTTCCAACTTGATGAACTCATGCCTGAAGTTATATTTCCTGCTGGAGGTAATTGAGATGGCTATTAAATATCCGATTAAACACGACTACGCAGACAAACGCTGGGTGCAACAAGAAGCCCGTCGAGTCTTGCTTGATGAGCATGAGTTAAAGCTGATTGATGATGACTTTGAAGCAAGCAGTGTTGGCAAAGTAGCGACTGCAATCATCATTACCGCTGTACTGCTGTTATCGCTGTATTTGTTTTCAACTCAAGCAAAAGCTGACGGAAATTATCAACCTATCTCTCCAATGTCATTAATTGATGCCTGGGGAAGAGAGTGAACTTCAAAAAGTTGTGCGAACACCTAGCGAGTAAGGACTTTCGAAGGGGCTTACAGGCTAGGCGCACAAATAACAGATTTTATCTTAACCGCTTCAGCAAGTGCTACACACGAGCGGAGCATCTTTATTATATAGGAGAACCATCATGGCGTTAAACGATTTAGTCGCTGAGTGGAAGATTGCCAAAGAAGCTGAAAACGACGCTACATTTGCACGTCGTGAACTAGAAGCATTAATTATTAACTTGATGCCTCACAAAGAGGAAGGCTCGGTATCTGAGTCAACCGAAGAAGGCAAAGTAACAGTTACATATAAAGTATCCCGCAAAGTTGATACAGCCAGTCTGCAAGCAAGCTGGGCAGGATTGGGTAGAAACACGCAGAACTGTTTTAAGTGGGCAGCTGACATCTCTACAACAGCGATGAGAGCCGTACAAGAATTAGATGACGTGGCTTATTTACAAGCCGCCAAATTTATAACCTCAACTCCGGCAAAACCGGCATTAACAATCAGATAGGACACGCCATTATGGCCTTAAATTTACAATCAATTAGTAAGACAAAGCGACTGGCCGCTAAGAAGGTCGTTATCGTAGGACCTGGAAAGATCGGTAAAACAACTTTTGCAGCTTCCGCACCAAACTGCGTAGGGATCTTAACTGAAGATGGTTCCACTAACATAGACACCGTAGCTTTCCCGTTAGCAACAACGCTTGATGATGTCTATCAGGCTCTTGGAGTTCTTATTACTGAAGATCATGGCTTTGAGAATGTCTTTTTAGACTCACTCGACTGGTGCGAACCGCTTATTCATAAGCATGTCTGCAATGCTAATGGCTGGAAAGACATCGAGCAAGCAGGCTATGGCAAAGGCTATATAGCCGCTGCTGAAGAGTGGCGTACCCTGCTGTCAGGCTTTGAAGCCCTACGCAACGCTAAGAACATGGGTGTGTTTCTAATCGCTCACGACAAGATCAAACGCATCGACGATCCAATGACTGACGGTTATGACTCGCATGTATTGAAACTGCATGACAGAGCATCAGCTTTGATCATGGAATGGGCAGACGTGATTGGTTATGCCGGCTATAAGATTGTCACGCGCCAAAACGAATCAGGCTTCAATAAAACTGAAACAAAGGCTACAACCACTGGCGCAAGAATTTTGCATCTCGAACCGCACCCTGCCCACTGTGGCGGCAATCGTTTTGGACTCAAAAATCAAGCGCTTAACTATTCGGAATTTTCCGACAACATCAAAACCACACTATAAGAAGGTAACCATCATGGCATTATTTAATTTTGACGCAACCGCTGTTAAACCACAAGAAACTAGCTTTGCACCCATTCCAGCCGGTAACTATCTGGCTTTGGTCACTTCATCTGAAATGAAGCTGCTTAAATCGGGTAATGGCACTGGCTTAAGTCTGCAACTGCAAATTGTTGATGGGCAGTACGCGAATCGTCGTATCTTCTCTAACATCAATGTTCAGCATAATAACCCTAAAGCTGAAAGTATTGGTCAAGGTCAACTCTCACAGCTGTGTCACGCGGTTGGTATCTTACAGCTTAAAGATACTAGCGAGCTGCATAACCTTCCTGTCACTATCAAAGTTAAGATCCGTATTGCTGCTCCAGGCTCTAACTATGATGACAGCAATGAGATAGTGGGGTATGAGGCCGCCAATGGCTCTGCTAGTCATGCTGCGCCAAGTTTCACTCCACCAGCTTACGCTCAACCAACACCCGCTCCTGTCGCTGCTAATGGTGCGGCTCCTTGGGCAGTTAGGGTTTAATCATGGAAGGCCGTAGCACATTAACCGATTTGATATATAAAGCCCGCGTTGAACGCAATGACGATGGCCTGCGCCCTCATTTAGGTGCAAGTCAGATCGGTGCGCCTTGTTCAAAGGCATTGTGGTTCGGCTTTCGTTGGGTAAAGAAGTCTAGTTTCGATGGTCGTATGCTTAGGCTGTTTGAAACTGGGCAACTCGCTGAAGCTCGTTTTGTTGAAGAACTGCGCTGGATTGGCTGTGAAGTAACAGAAGGTCCTGAAGAAGGTAAGCAATGGCGTGTATCTGAACTCGGTGGTCACTTTGGAGGCAGTATGGATGGCGCTGTTGTTGGCCTACCCTCTGACCCTAAGACTTGGCACTGTGTTGAATTTAAAACGCATGGCGAAAAGAGTTTTAAAGATTTAATCAGTAAAGGCGTTAAAACATCAAAGCCCCAGCACTATGCGCAAATGCAAATTTACATGTCACTCACCGGCATGACAAAAGCCTTATATATGGCTGCCAATAAAAATACCGATGATTTACACACAGAAATTATTGATGCTGACCCTGAATTAGCCCAAGCGCTACTCAAGACAGCGGAAAAGGTAATCTTTAGTGAAGAAGCCCCAATGGGCATCTCTAGTGATCCATCGTATTACTTATGTAAGTGGTGTGACTTTAGTAATATTTGTCATGGTACTGAGGCCCCCCTTCCAACTTGTCGTAGCTGCGCTCATGTAACACCGGAACGCAATGGTAAATGGTCCTGCGGCTACTTTAAGAATGACAATTTAAGTGTTGCTGAACAAAAGGCTGGCTGTATTCATCATCGTTTTGCACCAACACATTTAGCTAATTTTGCTGAAGTGGTAGACGGCTCACAAGAGCTTAATATCGTGACGTACAGAAACAAGCTGAATGGCGAGTTATTCAGTAACTCTGCCGATGGTTATCGCTCAGATGAAATTCATTTTGCTGGCTCTAAGTCTGTCTTAGGTGATCCCGTTAATGAAGAAATGCGAAAAGAGTTTAATGCCAAGATAGTTGAGACACCGGAGTATTTTTAATGCCAAACAAATTTGATCCAGAAAACTATAAAAACGATCTTGTCCGTATCTGGGATAAAGGAAGAATTATACATAATGTAATAGAGTGGAACCGTAATTCTATAGACATAGTTGTAACTGATGCGGATTTTTATTATGACCGCAAAAGAATGTATGAATGCTCTTGGGGAGCTTGTAACGTAGAGGTACGAGAAAACGAAGATTATCCAGAAAAATTAGTATCATTGGTATATGCAACTGCATTAGGCATTATTATCAGGGATAAATGTTGTCCGCTATCTGTCAATAATGCCCTTAATTCATTGCATGAGTATAGGTATCGTCTCCCATCTGATATGTTTGAATACATCCCTATTAAAAAATCTGAAACAAGTAAAGTTTGGGGTGGGAAACTTTAGTCATGATAGTTGAGACACCGGAGTATTTTTAATGGCTACTAAGGCTTGGGTAGCAGTCAATAAAGACGCTATTGCGGTTAGAAAAAAGGCTGAGTACGAAGCCAATAAAGAAGCTATTTTAGCTAGACAAAAGGCTTATAGAGAAGCTAACAAAGAAGCTGTTTTAGCTAGGAATAAGGCTTATAGAGAAGCCAATAAAGAAGCTATTGCGACTAAAGCTAAGGTTTATAAACACGCTAATAAAGAATTAGTTGCGGCTTATAGAAAAGATTATTACAAAGCTAATAAAGAATCTGTTTTAGCTAAAAATAAGGCTAGTTACCAAGCTAATAAAGAATCTATTGCAGCTAGACAAAAGGCTTATAAAGAAGCCAGAAAACAAGATTACGAAGATTTACAGATAAGTTTTTATAAAGAATGTGAGGAGTATTTCTAGTGGCTCACACTAAAGAACAAGCTAAGGTTTATTACGAAGCTAACAAAGAAGCTGAGTCGGCTAAAAATAAGGATTATTACCAAGCTAATAAAGAAGCTGAGTCGGCTAAAAATAAGGATTATTACCAAGCTAATAAAGAAGCTATTTTAGCTAGACAAAAGGCTTATCAACAAGCTAATAAAGAAGCTATTTTAGCTAGAACTAAGGTTTATAGAGAAACCAATAAAGAAGCTATTGCGGCTTACAGTAAGGTTTATAAACACGCTAATAAAGAATTAGTTGCGGCTACAAGAAAGGCTAGTTACGAAGCTAATAAAGAAGCTGAGTCGGCTAAAAATAAGGATTATTACCAAGCTAATAAAGAATCCGTTAGTGCTAGACGTAAGGCTAATTACCAAGCCAGAAAACAAGATTACGAAGATTTACAGATAAGTTTTTATAAAGAATGTGAGGAATACAATAATGAAACCCCGTGAATATCAACAGGAGAGCATAGACGCACTATATCACTGGTGGGTTGGTAATCCGTCTATTGATCGCTGTCCCATACTGGCTCTACCTACCGGTGCCGGTAAGTCAATTATCATTGCTGAGTTAGTCAGATTGTTATTTGATACCTGGCCTGAAGCTCATCCAAGAACAATCATTTTAGTACCATCCAAAGAACTAGCTGAACAAAATGCCGACAAGTTAAGGCGCATATTGCCTCGTCATCTCAGTATCGGTTATTACTCTGCCAGCTTAGGGCAGAAAGTACCAACAGCGGATGTGATAGTCGCGACCATTGGCTCTATCGCTAAAAATGCACATGTCTTAGGCAATATCCATTGTGTAATTATCGATGAGTGCCATTTGGTCAACCCTGATGGCTCAGGTCAATACCGCCAATTTCTAAATGATCTGGCCAAGTATTGTGAGTTTAGAGTAGTCGGCTTAACAGCGACTCCCTTTAGAGGTAACGGTACGTGGCTAACCGACGGTAAGGACCCGCTGTTTTGCTCCATAGCTCACGAAGTAAAGATACAGCAATTACTGGATCTTGGTTTTCTATCGCCACTGATACGGCCTATTGATAACGTCAGTACGCATATTGAAACTGACGACTTGAAAATCGTTAATGGCGACTTCGCTATTTCGGATCTATCTGAGCGTGTTGACACTTATATAGAGTCAGCAGCGGTTGAGGCTTGTAACTTAGCTGTAGATAGAAGGAAGTGGATAGCCTTTACTCCAACTGTTGCCAATGCTGAACACTTAGTAAGCTGTCTTACTGAGCTAGGCATAGCGGTTGCTCTGGTCTGTGGCTCAACACCTAAGAAAGAACGTGAAGAGCTGATCGACAGCTTTAAACGGGGTGAATTGCGTTGCCTGGTTACTGTTTTAGCATTGGCTACCGGATTTGATGTTGAAGATATTGACTGCATATTGTGGTTACGCCCGACTAAAAGCCCTGTTCTTTATGTGCAAGGCTCTGGTCGTGGTATGCGCATATCGAATGGTAAGACGGATTGCTTGTGGCTTGACTTCACCGATACAACTGCTCGTCTCGGCCCAGTAGATGCAATAAAAGGTAGGAAGAAAAGTAAATCATCTAATTCTGGTGCTGCGCCTTATGCTATTTGCGATGACTGCGGGGCGCAAGTTAGGCCGGCTAGTTTACTGGAGTGTCCTGAGTGTGGCTCACTGATGCGAGAAGCTGAAGAGAAAGCCGCAAGAGAAGCCAGTAACGCGGCAATCATGAGGAGCCAGTTAGAGGCCAAGATTGTTACTTATGATGTCACTAACGTCACTTACAGAGAGCATATTGGAAAACAAAGCGGCAATCCCTGTATGAGAGTTGATTATTGGGCTGGATTGAAAATTATAGGTACTGAGTGGATCTGTTTTAACCATCAAGGCTTTGCTAAAGAAAAGGCTCTGCAATGGTGGGCAAGGTGGATAGCCTATCGGTCTGCACCGCCTCCTAATGATCTGGGCGATTGTGTACAGCTGGCAAGAGAACACGCAACCAAACCAACAGCAGCGGTAGTTGATGAGTCAGGCACCTATCCCAAAATCGTTAAATTAGAGGCTTAACTATGAATCGCTACTACAACCGATGTGAAGTCTGCGTCATTCTGAAAACAAGCCCCTTGACGGTTTATCGTTGGGGGAATATTGGAAAGATACCTAAACCTGTCACGATCAAAGGTAAGAAGTATTACTTGAAGGAAGATATTGATGCTTTAAAAGATACGATTCTTTCTGAGGTTCGTAACGGTCCCAAAACTGGCATAAAGAAAGCCTACGATTTTAATAACGAGTCGGATGTTTATTTTACACAGCAACCTGGACAGCCGTTTGAGTATCCAGAGATGCTGATTAATTTCTATCAACCCGCCAGGCTAAATAGGCTACACACAATAGATAGGCTTACAAATGCTAGTGAATAGAGATCATATTGCAGCAAAGTTGGGAATCACAAGAAAACAACTTAGAGCAAGGATGCAAAAGCTATGGAAACATTTTCCAGATCATGTTTGCAAGCATGGTAGGCATTTGATGTATGACGAACAGGTTGTTGATGATTTTATTTTAAATAACATCAAACCTAAAAAGCTAACTCGTACCCGAAAAGATACGTTAATGCAGTTTGGTGGAATTAAGCGGATCGACTCTTATTTTAATGGCCAGATGTTTTTGAACGTGGAGGTTAATTTTGAAGCTCTATGTTATGAGTAAGTGTATTAACAAATGCTGGTTAGAGAATGGTGTTTGCTTAGGTTGCAAAAGAACGATTGAAGAAATAATTGAAGAAGGTAAAAGAAATGAAACTGAAAGATTTACCGCTTAACGCTGTATTCACCATTACCGGTGATGAATCAAAAACTAAATACATAGTATTTAGAGACGATGGAAATTTTAGGTATTGCATGACCGGCAATGGCTCGATGGTTCATTTTGCAGAGAGCTTTAATGTCGATAAAGCAATTAAAGATAAAGAGTAGATGATGAGTAAAGACAAACCCGCTCCTTATGATATGAGCATACACAGCAACTCAAGTGCATTGGCTTGGACAAAGTTTTTTAGAGAGTGTAATCCAGAATGTAATTTAAATGATGAGGTTATGTTGGGATGGTTCGCAAATGCGATGATGGCGATGCTGGCAGAGAGGGAGAAAAGAAATGATCTCTAATCTTGAAGAAATGAAACAACGCCTATCAGAAATAAAACTACAAGCGAGTGGCTGTGAATCATCAACAGACGGTTCCTACGAAGCCTGTCTACATGCAATGGGTTATTACGCATTGCAACAGAATATTAAATCACTAGAGGAAATTTCACATGAAAATTAAATTAATTGTGTTGCTGTTACTAAGTACATCAGCAACAGGTGCTGAGATCTATGCTCAAGATGGTACCTATCTCGGTAAATTAGGTGGATCTCCCTATCAGTATGATTCAACCGCTAATCCAAGTGGACCGTATGGCAGTACCTGGGGAGTTAATTCTATCAATAATCCGAATGGTCGTTACGGTGCTGAATGGTCCACTCAGTCACCTAATAATCCTTATACGCTTACACCACCGGTGATTAGGAATGAGGTAGGTTTGGAATGAAAACATCTGAAGCATTATTTAAGCAGTATAATAAAAAGTTTGTACCCCTGCTTCAAATATCGACTGAGTATTTGGGCATTAGCGATGCGAGTGTAATCTCTAAAATGGCGTTAAAAAATGAGTTGGGTGGTATAAAAGCATTTAGACTTGGATCTGCAAAATCACCTTGGCTTGTCGATATTGAGCAATTAGCAGACGTTTTAGACAGCCGTTCCAGATCATAAAATCTGTGGATAAGTTTAAGCAGTCCGCGTCCAGTCCGCATGAAGCGCTACATACCGCATTTTATATGGCATATTCGTCCAATCCAGCATGGGCGCAACACAGAAGCTATGATCCAGTTTATCTCGGTTTATCATGGTTTAAAATAGATTAAAATCTTGCATTTTAGGTATATCAGTCCGCATAATGTTGACAGTGAAACTTTCATGCGGACTGATTATGGCTTCAATAAGAAAATATATCCTCACAGATGGCACTATTAAATTTAAATGTGAGGTGGTCATCAGAAAAGATGGCATTGTAATTCATCGAGAGTCTAAAACCTTTTTAAAATCTAAATTGGCTAAAGACTGGGGCATGAGACGCGAGGTTGAATTACAAGAAACGTCCGTCTATGCCAAGAAAGCCTATCTGCCTATTGGTACTTTAATTGATGAATATATCGAATCGTTTAGTCCAGAAGGGCGAACCAAAAAGGCTGACATAAAGGGATTAAGAAGGAGGGATATTTGTAAGATCGATATCCATAAATTAACAGTAAGAGATTTGGTGAAACATATTAAGCTCAGGAATGAGGAGTGCCAGCCGCAAACCGCTGGAAATGATTTGATTTGGCTTAGTGGTGTTATTCAAACCATGTCAGGTATGCACAAGCTAGATTTTAATATGGGCATATTTGACGAGGCCAGAAAGATACTCAAAGACAATGGCTTGATTAAATCGTCTGAGACTAGAACTAGAAGGCCAACAAAGGAGGAAATCTGGGCGCTATCAAGACGGCTTCAAGGAATGAATGTACCGATGCTTGACTTGATGTGGTTTGCAATCTATTCGGCTCGTAGACAGTCTGAAATCATGCGTATTCGGTGGGATGATATTCGCCATGAAGATAGGACGTATATGGTGTACGGCTTAAAAGACCCCTTTAAGCGAGTCATTAGTAAACGTGCTAAAATGCCACTAAGTGCTTATAAGATTGTCATGCGTCAACCTAAAGTTGATGATAGGGTTTTTCCATACAACTCGAAAACAGTAGGGCAATACTTTACTAATGCCTGTCACTTACTGGATATTAAAGATTTACATTTTCATGATATGCGCCATGAAGCAACCAGCCGACTATTTGAAAGAGGACTATCAATAGTTGATGTACAGCAGATAACTTTACATTCGAGCTGGAAAACTTTGCAGAGATACTGCAATATTAATCCCGGTGACGTTGATATTTAGGAAACTTATGATAAAGAAAATATATAACTGGTTCAAACCAGAACACAAATGCACTAAATATGATAAGTTCCCAAAGTTTAATCTAATAATCTGCTTAGAGTGTTTTAAGCACTCAAAATTAACGGATTAATTTGGTTACAAATGGTTACAAATGGTTACAAGAAATTAAATCAAGCCAGCAACAACTCCGCTTCTTTATTGCGTCTAATCGTTAATCCTTTCAAGACTACACCACCAGCCTTATTCCATTTCTTAATTTCTGTTGCTGCTGAGATCCAGTTACTCTGCCCTACTCTGAGCTTCAGTGTGGATTTGTTGTAGTTACCCAAACCAAGGTTATAGATGAAGTCAGAAATGGCTGCTTGACGTTGCATAGTGGCATTAACTAGCACTGGACTGGCCTTTAATGCTTGTGCAATCACATCCATTGCTGTTACCAGTAAATCATCATCAGCCTGTTGCTGTGTCCATACCATACCTTCTTTTACGCCTTTGGTCTGACCGAACCCGATGGTTAGTACATGTGCCGGACAGCGGTAAGCCGTCAAACTACATCCCTCGGACTCTTTAATTAGCTTCATCAATATTTCTAACGCTGTCATCCCTTTCACCCTTTTGTTATTTGTATGATTAATCCCGTCATGGCTGAAATAATATCAGGGGACCTTATAATGATTGCCAATATAACAATAAAGGCTTGCAATGATTTATTACTAGCTAATAGCTCTAGCATCTTGACTACTCCATCATTTACGTTAAACTGCATATATATTCTGTCCTTCTGCTTTAAGGATTGGATTAAAAACCCTCGCCAGTTTGCCGCTGTCGGGGGTTTTGCTTTTTCAGGATCGCGTATGTAATTAGCGCATAATTACTTAACGCCCATAATGTACGCTAGAAAGGCAAATATCGCCCCGACAGCAAAGACTACGCCACCGAAGAACCCTTTGTTATTAGCTGATTCTTTTTTTAGCACATCGAGTGATTCACAGATACGTTCATATTGATGCTTACTTTCCGCTTTATCTTCCGTCAGTTCTCGGCACAAACCATCTAATCGCTGTTCCACTTTCACTAACCTTATATTCAAGTCATCGGTCACAGGTCCACCTCTTTATTTTTAGCTTCTTTGAAATTAAAGGCTGCCATATTAATAAAGGTATGAACCTTAGATAACCATGAACTTCCTGATACCGGTGGAAAGAAGGCCGCAGAGATAGAGGCAAAAGCAATCAGCTTAGGAATAAAATTACTAATGACATCGAGCAGATCCGACGCATACTGAATCATTACGATAGGATCGCTCATTGGACTTGCTCCGGTGGGATGGTGTTCAGCCAGGCTAGAATGAAATGTTTATCTTCTGCTAGTTGGTCGGGGTTTTTGGTGAGTACAAGTTGATCAAACCCTGCTGAAAGTTCAGTGGCTGATAAGTAAGATCCTGCTTCATCATGGATTTGATCGTAGGGGGTATCACTAATTTTGGGCAAGGGGCAACCACGACCGGCTGAATGCTTGGCGTACTGCAACCGAGCAGCTGCCAGACGAGTAGACAGATTAGCAATAGATTGAGTGCTTTGAGTATGCTCACTCTCAAGTTGTACAGCGACGACCTCTGCCTTGTCTTGGGCAGATTTGACACGCTCTTGAATGGCACTAAGTGTAGCTTGTGATTGTTGATTAGCTGAGTCAATGGATGCCTCCAGCCTGGCTACTTCTCTGACTTCTACTTTCCATGCTGTTGCATAGCCGGCAGCATAGATGGCAATAGCGATTGCGATTTGAATATAAAACATAACATAATGTCTCCCGACATGATGGTGGTAAAACTAGCTGGTCACTGTTACGTCAAACTCGCCCCAAGCAACACCCTCAATATTATCTAAATCGAATATGTAGAGCTTGGCGGTGTAATCTCCAGCCGGTATTGTTGTTAAGCCTAATGTCAGGATAATTCTGTCTGCATTCACCATGCTAAATAAATTAGGCGATGTTTGGCTGTCTATCATTGTAGCGCCAACCTTTACCTGACAGCGAGTAATCAGGCTATGATTGATAGGGTTTCCGTCGGTTGACAAAGAAAAGATAATTTCATTATCACGTCCGGTATAAATAATTTCTTCAATATTCATTTAATAAATACCTATTTGATGTACAGGTGTGAGCGATTCAATAGCATTGATAGGTGTGAGTGATTCAATACCTAAGTCACCTATATATAGTGAAGGAAAGGTTATTCTTCCAACTGTAGTGACAACACTATAAGCATTGCTAAATAAAGTTTGAGTTGAATAAATAGTACCTGCACTTAAAGATATGTTCTGCGCTTGTCCGCCTAAATCTATCGTTGAGTAAACATTACCCGCACTTGTACTAACTGAAAATGAATTACTCTGTAGATCATCCAATATAGAGTAAACTTCACCAGTGCTAGTAGATACAGCAACAGATGTCGCTATAACAGGCGCTTCATCTGCTAAGAAATAACCTACTTCTGCATACCCTGCTTGGGAATAGTGGTAGGATGGATTAACGTCGCCTATTAACGTGCTGGTGGCTGTTGCTATAGAGGCTATATTCAATACTGAATAAACATTACCTGTACTAATACAGGTTGCAGTAGCATCACTAACTAAATAAGCATCTAGGCTAATGCCAGCAACTAAAGTGCTTATGCCAACACTACTCCCAGATAAGGCTAATGTTGAATAAACATTACCTGATCCTATACTGGTAGCGAATGAATTGCTTTGAAGATCATCCAGTGTTGAGTAAACATTACCCGCACTTGTACTAACTGAAAATGAATTACTCTGTAGATCATCCAATATAGAGTAAACTTGACCACTACCAGAAGATATAGAAACCGCAGTCGCAGCCAATTGCTCCTCTACTTGCAGAAAGTACCCTGTTAGTGCATAACCATTGGCTGCGTAGCGCATCTTATAAGCCTAACAATGCCCGTTGATCTCTGCCCCATTGACGCGTGGCTTCAACAAACTCACCAAATACTGTCATTTCTTGTAATTCTTGAGTCGATGGTACGTAAAGCCCCATTGAAGCACCTACACCAATGCGGGCAAAATACATTTCGTCATCAATCGTGTAATTAGAGCGTATTGTTTCAATAATACGTTGTGCGATTAACTGGGTATGTGGGCTAACCAGTCTGATTGCTTCTTTCAATGTGTCAGTCATTGTGACTTCTGTAATACTTTCGCTTATCTCATCATATTGATTAGTCGGTAAGACTTGATCATCAGGAATGCTGACATAAGTCAACCCGTCAATCGTTGCCAACTCTGTACCTAAAGGGCTATTTGCGTTGCTTTCAGGTAAGCGTAAGGTACGACTGATTAGCGGATCTATATATTTTTGGTAACTGTAAATAGTCGGCATAAGTTTCTCTTAGTTTGGTTAAAAGGAAGTTCAGGGTATGGGTTTTACGTGCATGCCCCAATATAGCGATAATTGAATCGAGTTTTAATGCTTTTACAGCTTGTTTAAAATTATATAAGCTGCGTCTACGAATAAAGCGCTTGCTTGACCAGGTGCGATAGCCCACAAAATTAATACCCTTATTGACTTTGGCAATCGTTGACTTTGATAGCTCAAGATTTAAATTACTATCAATGTAATCAATAATGAGTTGTTGATACGCTACAGCTTGCTTATGCGTAATCCCAAACAAGATAAAATCATCAACGTAGCGACAGTAATATTTAATCTGTAACGCTCGCTTTATATAATGATCCAGTGGATTCAAATAAATTAACGCATAAAGTTGTGACAACAGATTGCCAATCGGAATACCTAACACCTCACCATGCTCTGTAAATAGCATCATCACCCTAACCATACGCTGGTCTTTTATCTTTTTCTCAATAAGCGTTTTCAAGACAATCCGGTCAATGCGATAAAAGAATTTTCTAATATCAAGTTTAAGTGTATAGCTATCGTGAAGCACTTGCTGCAGCGCGTGTTGTGCATAATCAGCGGCTTTATGCGTACCGAAACCAACCCGACAAGCAAATGACTGATCTATAAAAGTGGCTTCAAAAATGGGCGATATAATGCGGTAAATGGCATGCTGTACAACACAATCACGAAATGCAGGCGCAAAGATAACCCGCTCTTTAGGCTCATGAATAGTAAAAGTAAAATAAGGCTTTGGGCAATAGTTGCCGCTATGCAGTTCGTTATGCAGTTCTTTAATATTGATCGCCAAGTGCTTTTCAAAATCAAAGCAGCCACGACGACCTCGCTTGCTTTTTGCTGCATCATGAAATGCTTGCACTAAATTATCGTGAGTAAAAGCCTGCTCAAATAACTGTCCTTGCCGTTTCAAAATAAAACCCTCATCTGACGTTCGCACCCAAGTACAAAATTGACCGGATTATTGCTACCAGAAAAATGAGGGCAGACCGATTTCGCCATAGCATTTGCTACGCACCGGAAAGTATCTCCCTTGGCTCCACCATATCCATACATCAGATTTCGAGGCTTTACCGAGTCCGAGCGAAAGCCAATATTGTTGTTCGAATTCGTCCGATTGTTGTTCAAATTGAGCGTCCAAACACCCGTATTCGCTCCATTGTTCCAATTACCACCAGCAATAGCGCACATATTAAGATACTTCCCGTACTACACTCTTATCACGATCAGCGACAATCCAGCCGCCAATCATGCGTCCAAGTTCATCAACCAGCAAAGACAGGTTTAAATATCGATGCTCTGCCAGTTTTTTATCCTTTTTACCGTCTTTAAAACCAAAATAGCCCAGTTCATTAGCCAAGCGAATCAGCATACGCAATTGCTCATGGCGAATATCCAGACTCGTGAGTGTGGTTTTCTTATGATAGCGCTTTTGGCACTCGACAATCAGCGCATACGCGTCATACGCAGCTCGCCTTATTTCTAAAGCAAGCCCGTATTTTTCATGCGTAGGAAAGTGATTTAAATAAATTGTCATCAGTTTTGCAAATTCAATAAATTTTCTATCTAATCCTGCTTCAGAGTGCAGCCCCATCGCTATCGCTCAGGACCTCAAAGATACAAGGCCGAGCGAAAGCCAATAACGGAGTTCGAATTCGTCCGATCGTGGAACAACGCGAGCGTCCAAACACCCGCAGCCGCTCCATAGGTCCAATCACCACCAGCAAGAGCGCACAGCTCGTTAGGCCGGTAATCATAAAGCACATCATTACCCATTGCGTTAGTGCCACCCGTTGACACGCCGGTTGCCAAAGGTAGGCCTGCGCCAGTGGTTGCCCACGCACCTGCTCCAGCTACCACTTCGCTAAATACTTGCCCCGTCGAATTAAAATATTTTGCGGTGTTGGAAGCCGTTAAGCTGCCATACGTTGCGCCCAACAAATCATAATTGGTGGCAATACTGGTAGCACCCCACGCATCGGTACTTAACGTATTTCCACCTGTTAGCGCATTAATATCCGCATTGGTTTTTAATAGATAATAATTACTACCGTTGCTGATTAAGCCGGTATTGATTTCCCACACATTGCCGTTTAAATCAACCACACCACAGCTTTGACCATTATGCGCTGTCTTGGCTAGGTTAGATGCTGAGCCGGTTTGTCCGCAATTGGGATAACCGTCAGTGATATAAGTAACGGTGGCATCATTAGTATCTTTCAAGGCGTTATTATTATTGCCTTTAGGGAAATTAGTAATGCCTGCTCCGTCATACCAGGCACACGCAGTCGCAGAAGTAGCCGCTTGTCCATGCGCTAACGATAACAGCGCTAACGCACTAAAGATAAACCGCGAGTTACAAAAGAACTTGGTGCCGCGCGTTTTCGCTGCCTTAAAAGCACCTGCATAGATATTATCGCCTGTGGTTAAGCCGGTTAAGCCACTAAACGGGTTATGCACTAAAGCACTGGACAAAGGATTGCCCAGCTTAATACTCGAAGCAATACCCCCATTATTTGAGCATTGATACTTATCAACAAACACGCCTGTTTGTACCACACCAGCATTATAAAAAGCACGATGTAGGGCATAACCTGCCGTGTTAGCAGTGGCAACATCAGCGTAAGTGCTGTAGTCTTTAATATCAATGATGTTTAAAGCCAAACCATTGCTACCTGTGCCGACCTTGTAATAAAAGGCAGGTATCCAACACATCACCGAATCATCGGTGTACTGATAATTTCCGTAGTTTGCAGAAGCGGTATCATCTGTGCCGGTCATCTTTGCAAAACCAGAGGGCAGATTTTTACAAAGTCCTACGCCAAAACCTTGGGCGCCTGCTACGCCTATATTAGTGCTTGCGGTTTTATCCAGCTTGTCATTATTCAAGTTGGTAAAGTTGGCATCAATTTCAGCGGAGGTAAGCTCCGATCCTTTAACTGATCGCAGTGTTAAGGTAGCCATTAGTTATCTACCTGAAAAGTTAAAGCGCCCGCGCCAAAGCTTGGAGTTGTGCCATTAGTAATCGTTCTGGCTGCGGTTAAGGGTGCATAGATCAGTAGATTGCCACCTGTTGCAGCATCCCAAATACCAAAGTGTGTACAAGTACCCCAATCGGCTGTCGCAGCAGGAAATTGTAAACTGGCCGTATTGGCAGTAGTTCCGGTAGTTGTTGAGGCGTTCCAGTTAGCATCTAAAGGATTTCTAACGACCCTTGCATAAGCACCGACAGCTGGCTCTGCATAAGAACCACCTTCACCATCAGTCAATGAGGTGATAAGGCCTACATACAACGCAGAGGGCTTGGTAAAACTGCCGGTACGAAAGATATGGTTAATGATATTGTTTTCAGTGTAATTCGTTAATGCAGTCATGTTGTTGTCTCCCGACAGTGACGTGATTTAAAGTGATTTATAGCATAAAACGCCTGATATTTCTTGCCTAAACTAGGGCTAAATTTATGAAATATCAGGTAGTTAACGTTATTCTTGGCGGTTGAATCTCCCTAGATCTCTAAGATAGTTTTGTTTCTTACTGAGGTATAAGCCGTTTTGCGTGCGCTTATCAATGCCTTTTC